ATTATGGGTTTGTACTTTTCTAATATCCTGATCTGCATCTATTACCTCAAAGGCTATTCTAGGTTCCCAGGTATTAAATAATTCGTCAGCAAATTCTATAAATCTTTTACCTTGATGTTCAGCTGTAAATCCTGCTTCTTTACTTAGACACCATTCTCTAGCTTTAGCACCTAATTCCTTTCTTTTTTCTTTACCTAAATCATATACTTCTCTTATTCTATCAGCTGCATCCTCGGGTTTACATCTATCATCCCAAATATAAGGTGTAACAGGTGATCCTTGAATTGATCTAGAGGTTGGGTAACATGGAAAAGCCCATTCACCATGTTTTTTATATTTGCCTGTGTTATTAGAAGGTATTTTAGATGATGGTGTAAACCAATTACTTTTTTCATCTTCAAATCTCATTTGATCTTGCATCCCACCTGTAACATTAGCTATAATGGGGTTACCTGCTAACATTGCTTCTGTTAAGGTTAACCCCCAACCTTCATTAGATGTTAAAAGTATTTGGCAATCTGATATATTATATAATATATTTAAATCCTTAGTTGACCATTTTTGAGTATCAAATACAACAGCATTAGGATACTTATCGGCAAATAATAGTTCATTTATTACAGGTAAATCAGTACCCGCTTCATGTACTAATTCTGTATGAAGTAAAAATCTACATTTATCTGCTTTTTCTTTAGGTAAACTATCTAAAAACATTCTAAAAGCCCACATTGAATCCGGGATTTGTTTTCTTCTAATATTTCTAGAATTAAAAAATAAACAAAAATCTACTTCATCTTTACCAAATAATTGAAACTTCACTTTTTCCATAGCATCTAGCTCTTCAGTAGTTTCTAAAGGACGGTAAATATTATGATTTAAACCATGAGGTAAATATTTTACTATTTTATCCTTAGCCCTATCTCCTAATACAATCTTATTAATATTAACCGTCTGTTTAGATATACCCATTAATAAATCACATGACTCATAGAATGCTCTATTATATAAAGGAGCTGGATAATCGTCCCAAATATTAAGATATATAATTGGCATATTTTTTCTTATTTCACCTTCAGCATTAAATAACCACATAAAATACCTTGGATCCGTAATAAGCATTAAAGCATCCGGTTTTTCTATTTTAATAATTTGTCTTACTAATTCTATATTACCATAACCATCAACTGGGTATAGTTTAACACTAGAATCAGTTAAACCTGTTTCTTGATTAATATTTTGAGATAAATCAAATAATTTACCTTTATCTGGGTGTTTAATAGCTCCTGCTATTTGAGCCCAATTAAAATGTTGAGCAGTGTGCATTACTATTTCTTTACCTACTGTGGCTATTCCTGAGTGTACTCTAATATCATCGCATATTAAGAGTATTTTCTTCCTCTCATTTGGAGGAAGATACTTAAAATCTTTATTCATTTATTTTATTTTTTATAACTCAAGGTTATTGTGATTATTAATTTGTCTTCTAAAATCATCATCTGTAAGATACAAATAAATTGCACGATCGGCAAGTTTCTGAAAAGAAAATTTACGTTTTACACACTCTATTTTAAAATTTTCAAATAAATCACTTTTAACTTTTACACTGGTTAGTGTCATGTCTTTTTTTGCTGTCATAATCTTTAATTTATTAAAACTATTTATATCCATACATACGTATAGATTTAAAAATGTTCACCTAATCCACATAATTTTTTATCTTCTTTATATGGGCAAAACCCACAATTCCATTTACTAGGATTTGGTAACATCTCTTTAGTTGAGTATTCATTTTTTATAAAACATTCACTCATAAATTCTTGTATTGCTTTAGTTGCTCTACTTATTTTTATTTTACCCGAAGGTGGAGAATACATCTGAAATCGTTTTTGTGGGTAATCTCCTTCAGTATAAACTTTTCTTCTAGTGATAAAGAACTCAATATCAATATCTTTTACATCTACTCCAAATTGTTCTGCAAAAAATTTTTTATATAGTATAAGTTGGAATTGTTTGTCTTCATCGTTTTTAACATAATTTAATTTCCAACCATTAGTAGATGTTTTAATATCTATTATTTTAAACTTATTTAACTTTTCATTATACATTACAATGTCAAGATAACCCATAAATAAAATATTAGGATTATACTTTACAGGAGGCATTAATATAGGAGTTTCTATTCCCACTAAATGCCAACCCCGTTTTGAAAAATATTTACCTCTATGTTTTTTTAGATAATTTAAAATTTCAACTCCATCTTGATAGAATTCACTTAATTCACCTGGATTAGAAAAATGTTGTTTATTATTTTTTTTATATTCTTCTTGATAGTGAAATCTAAGTTGGTCTTTAAGTATTTCTAATATGTCTTCTCTATCAGCTGCCGCTGCACTTATTTCATACATTACTTTAATATAATGTTGAAATGCCTCATGTAATGCTTTTCCAAATACAGTATGAATACTAGGTGTATAGATTTTATGACCATCTCTATATTGTAAAGCCCATTGTTTAGGACATTTTTTCCACATTGTATATTGTGAATATGAAATATTCTTTTGATAAGAGTAGTCTAATTCTCTTTTAGGAGATAATTGTATTTCCTTTACTATAGCAGGTGTTTTAGCCACTTATTTTTTCCACTTATCACGTCCTACTAACATACCAATTATACCATAATTAGCTATATCTATAAACGTGTCTTCCATTCCTTCACCTTTAACAAAATTTCTACCATTAGTAAGTAAATTTCTTAATCTTGAAATTTTATCTGTTAATCTGATAGTTAAACCCGTTAATGAGAATTTTTTATCATTTTCGTTTGTTAAATCCCCTCCTAATGAAATGTTTTGTAAACCATAATCCATATGTTTAGCAGCAAACATTCTATACATTTCGTCTTGGATTTCTTTAAATTCCTGAGATAATTCAGGATATTCTTCTTCAAAAATAGTAATTGTTTGATTTATCTCATCTTCAATAATTTCTTTTATCTTTTCCGCTTCCATATTAAAAAGGTAAAGGTTGGTCGCCCCAATATTTATTTAATGTTTCTAATCTATCATCAGCATCAGTTAATAATTCTAATGCTTCTGTAGCGTCTTTCATAAAATCATTTACTGTGTGGTCACCAATTCCTACTGCTTGGTTTTCTAATAAATCTAATGCCATTAAGGCTTTTGCCTTATCAGCATTTGCCTGTGCTGTTAATGCTTCTATAACTTTACTTTTTTTCATGTTTTCATTGTATTTTGATATGCTCTATGATATTGTTCTTCTAAACTTAGTTTAGGATTTTCTGTTTTAATTTTTTCTAATTCTTTAAACATTTGTTGCCTTTTACCATGCTCCTCAGCACTATAAAGTAAATCCTCTATATAGGTCATTTTAGTAGTTTTTTAATTTCTTTATCATCTTTACCCATTTGACTTAATATAATAGGTATTTCTTCTTTAGTCATTACTGCAATATATGAAAGAGCATCTGATGCTCCAACTTCATAGTATTTTGCTATGTCTTCTACTAAATCTTTGTTAATGTTTTCTGTTTTTGACTTTATATATTGTAGCCAAACTTTCTTTTTAGGTAACATTTCTTTATAAAAATTGTATATTTGTTTTTTCATAGTTGGTAACATACTTTGCGCGTAATCTGCGATTTCAACATAATATACATGCATACTAATAAATCGGTGCACCATATATGAATTAAATTTTTCCCAGTCGTTATCCGTAAATTCTGAAGATGGTGTCTTATACAACGTTATGTGTTGTAACCAATCAAATATATTTTTTATCCTATCTTTTCCCATATATCATTTGAATTTAGTCTAAATGCTCCTATAAAAATTTGATTCCAATGTTCAGGTTCTATTATTGATAAAAATAAGCTTTCATCTTGTTGTTGATATAAATAATATATTTCTCCTTTTATTGGCTCCCATTTAAAATCACTAGTATAAACCAATTCGTTCCATTTTGCCGCCTCAATTAAATCTAAATACTCCTGTTTTATTTCATCATATTTAGCTTTTAAATACTTATTAGATTTGCTTAATTTTTCTTGCTTATAAGCACCTATATCAGTAGTTTTTATAGCAGGTGCTCCTACATTACTTCCATAAGGTAATAAACCCGGGTTATCTGCTACTTGATCTGGTTTTTTATTTTTCTTCTTTAAATTCAAGATTTTCAGAATGTAATACTGTTTTTAAAAAAGGATTTCCTATTTTATGTATGGTTGATGATATTTCACCCTTTATTACAAATTTTGCTTCTCTATAGTCTTCTATTTTCAATATAAATTCCTCATTATTAGTAAGATTTTTTAAAAAATATTTAGTACTCCATTCACTTAAAATTTTTTCTTTTAAAACTTCATACTTAATATTTTCAATAGTAACTACTTTCACTTATATCGTAATATCTTTATAGTCTTCTCTAATTTCCTTAGGTAAAGAATCTTTAATTATTTTTTTAGTTTCTAAATCGTAAAATACAGGTATTGGAAGCATTGCATCTTCATCTGTCCCTGCTACAAATTTAGATACTTTTCTTAATACAAATGCTTGACCGAATAATAATCCTCCGTCAAAACCTTCTATTGTTGTTGTATTTTTAAAATCTATATTTAGTCCTTGTTGTTGTGGATTTTTCATATCACTTGTGGTTTTTTTATTTCAATTATCTTTGCTAATGCACTCGCTATATTGACTTCCTTGTCAATACGAAAGTTAGAATGATATTGATGCTCATTCAAAATTATTGCTACACTTCCTTCTCTACCAATAGCATATTCAGAGGCATGATCAAATAATGCTCTATATAATTCCTCAAAATCACGTACTTGAGAATCGGCTATTATTTGTCTTAATTTTCTAAAATCGGTTTTTTTATGTTTTAGCTCCTCTATAATTTGTTTTATATAATTTGATGATACTAAAATAGATTCATCCAATATTAGCTCATTATTTTGTGTTGATAACTGAATAGTATTTAACATTTTTCGTATATCCGGATGATGTTTATTAACTATGTTAACAAGAGCTTCAATTTCGAACTTTGTTTGTTCTTTATCTAGTATCCCCTTTATATGTTTTGCTACTTCTTTTTTACTTGGTGGTACTATTTTTAGTGTTTGACACCTTGATTGAAGCGGATCTATAATACGCTCTATGAAATTACAAGTGAGGATAAAACGTGTATTACGTGAAAACGTTTCTATTGTATTTCTTAGAGATGCTTGTGCTTGGATGGTGAGAAAATCCGCCTCATCA